ATCCCTTTTCATGCAAAATTCTGCGAACTCGGCACGCAGAGGATGCCCCTTAACATTCTCTATGATGGATAGCTGTCGCAACGCTACCATCTTCGCTGACCACACTTCAGGGTCATAATACCGCTCTTGCTCCATCAGCCTACCAAGAGCACGATAGGTTGAATAGACGCCTACACATACCCCGTCTTCACGGTAATCGGTGTGATGCCACCTCCTAAGGTATATGCAATCCTGTTTGCTCGCGTACTGCTTACTCTCATTCATCTCTTGGCCGTGAGCAGTATACGATCGCACTACATCCTCCACAGTTATGCCAGGATAAGTGAGAACTCCATCATCACCCAGGCACTGTGAATTTGGGTTTAACTTGGTGGTTTTGTTCAGGGCGGCCTCATACTGTAGAGCCCTATGTGCTAATGTTTCATCAGCATTGGTTCCACCAGAACCACTTCCCATACCGTGTTTACCACAACGGACTTTTCCAAGGTCGTAAGCCAGAGGTATCATGTACTTAATGGGGAATACATCAGTCAACCACATCTGATCGCCTTTACTCAAGATACCGCTAAGGATCGTTTTAGCGCATTCTTGCATATCAGGGTTAAAATGCTGGTCGAATTTTGAGAAGTCAGTGCAAATAACCAAGTCGTCCTTACCTTTTGTATCAAACATAGCAGTGATACGTTGGTCGACTGATTCCATGCTAACCCAAGCAGGAACCAAATTGAAAGTCTGACATGCTTCAATCATTGGTTGGTAAACTTGCAATTCCTTGATGTTGACTGCAAAGGGAAACATCCAAACAACCCTCTGTTTGACGTCATCATCAGTAGGTCCACCTTCTTGACCTCGCCACCCGAGAACTGCGCATGCTTTCCAATATTTATCATTGTCCAGCACCTGTGTTACAGCTAGATCCTTTACTTCCACTGTACATGGTACAGTTTTCTGTACAACAGATCTTCTCTTGGTGAAGTAGGGAGATCCTGAATTCGTTGACTTCTTCATCATATCCACCGTTTTCTGCTCGGAACGAATTCGTAGACCTTTAATCTGCTTGAATTCGGCTAACACTGCCTTACAAGCTTTGTCAGACACAGGCTCAGATGATAGGAGAATATCATCATAGTAATGATCAATGTCTTCAAGCCTCTCAGACAATGGCTTCATGATAGACATTGGTCCGACCTTAGCCTTTAAGTCGTTTTCAAATTCCACAAGAGTCGGCCACTTGTCAGTGATCGATTCAAGTGTGGAACTCCAATCTTTCAGAACACTTTCAACTGAGCACCCTTTGGCGAAGGTGGTTCTGTACTCATCCGGTTGTCCTTTTCTGACTATGTCAAAATAAGACATTAAGCCGGGATTTGGAAGATTAAAATAATCTTCAAACTTAGTTTCATTATTTTTAGGCATAATGAATGGCCTCCTTTCTATAAATTTG